CTATGCGTGCCCCGGTAAAGCCGGTGGTTGTTAAGGAAGGGGAACCCAAAAAACAAGAAGAAGTTTATGTGCGCCGGAACAAGGCTGCCCAGTTCCTTGGTAGCATCAATTCGATGTACTGGCACAAATTCTCTTATCCTATCCTGGCGTCAAGATATCCGAAGAGTGTCCACTCTTTTGATGTTTTGGCCGGACACATCTTTAGCGTTTGGGGAAGCATTCTAGACGACAGCGATTTCCCCGTCACCCAGCCCGGAATCTGGTTTGCTAAACAGGAAGCATACGCTAGGGAAGACGAGATAACCTCCTTTCTTTCTTGGCGACTGCGTAAATATCACGAGTGTGCTTCTTATTATGGCTACGATATAAAGATTATCGAAGAACATATAGCAAGCATACATATTTGGCACCAACGATTCCAGAACTTCTTCTTATACTACTATGCCACAAAATCACGGAACCGCACCATTCACGCCGTTTGATCCACCAAATTACTCCTACGGGGGTGGTGGAGGCCGCCAGCTTATCATGACTGTTGTAAACCGCATGGACCCGGAAGAAGCCGGGCGAGTGCAGGTTCGGGTCTTTGGCTGGCAAAACGATAAAGGTAACATTCCGGACGAGCAACTTCTTTGGGCTCGCCCGGAGGGTTCGCACAATAATCCTCTACAAGGTGGAATCGGTCTATCCCAAAACGGGTCTATGGAGAATTCCGTGGTCATCGGCCACATGCTCGATGGCTCGCAACAACTAATGTACACTGGAGGTGTGGGGCGCTCTGGTAAAGGTGGCCAGAGCGGGGGTGGTCAACTTGACACCAGTGGTCGCAATCATGACTCGCCTATCGCTTCTCGCTCGCCGAAGACAGGGGGCGCCTACAAACGCTTTGACAGCCAATCCAATAACTATGGAAATGATTCGGTGCCGGCGTATGCAAGAAATGAGGCTAAAAATCAGTTTGGAATGACCCAAAGTCCACATAGCGATGAACAATCCTGGACGCTTGGGTCATATCAGTGGGGATAAAGATAGGGTCGAAAGTTCGACTTGTAGCGAATGTCGTGGCCCCAACTGGGCTTCGGACAGGAGAAGTTTATACTATATCCGGCATAAATCGTTTTATACCGAATATAGCATGTGCCTTTCTTCTCAAAGAAATAAGAGAAGAAAATCGGTTCTACAATGACTACTTGTTTGAAGAGGTAAAAAATGAAAGTTGGCGATATCGTCTATTCGGCTACTACATCAGCAAAACTGAAAATAGTGGCTCTTTATGAGGATGAAGGACAAGAGCTAGCTGTTGTAAGGTCTTTTGATGGTTCGGAAGTCCCAATAATTTACCCAGTATCTAGATTAACTTCCACAATCTGTCCTTCTTTGAAGGATAATACCAAGACCAGGGATTTTATCTCGGGATTGGAGAAGTTGGTTGGGAGAGAGATTAAAGATCTTTCGATAAGGTGGACCCATCCAAACCAGAGACCGGTTACAATTTATCTGGAGATTAGTATATCAGAAGTTGCTACAAAATCTTTGGAGGTTTACTGAAAATGCCATTTCACAGCGCAACAAATACGATCCGTAACTTAAACGGACAGAATAAGTCGGGGGCCGTGGGCAAGCCGGCTCTGGACATGCTCAAGAAACTTGAGTCCATGAACGGCAACCCAACGATGGTGCAATCAGTGGGTGCCGGGGCTCTTGGGGCGATGCTCAAGGCTTTGTCTCAGAAGAAGAGTAAGAAAAGCCCTCTTGACCAGCAAGCAAACACTGCAAATTCCGAAGAGCTTTTGCAGCAAGCGTCCGAATTCGAGGCCCTTCAAGCCTCGATTGAAGAGCTTTTTGCCGAAGCTGGTAATGACCCTATCATTGGTCAGGATGTAAACGAGGTCTAAAATGCCGAATCTGATTGTTGGGATTATCATCGGCGGATTTGGGGTCACGCTTTTTATGGCGGGATGTACTTGGTTAGTTTTTAAGTCTCTAGGGGGATAAGATGGCAGCAAGTGGTGGTGGCGGAGGCAGTGGGGGCGGCCAAAATGGCGGCCAAGGACAAAAAAACCGACTTCCTAAAGGACACCAGGAAGACGGAAGTACTCCCCAGTACCCTTACAATCAGGTTTTTGTGTCTGAAGCTGGGCACGAAGTTCACTTTGATAACACCCCAGGAAAAGAGCGAATCTTTATTGGACACAAGTCCGGGACTTATTCCGAAATTGGTCCGGATGGGTCTATGAAACACTTTAGCGTGGGACAGAGCATCAATTACAAGAAAGGCGGAATGTCCATGACCGTCAATCAAAACCATGATATGAAGGTGGCCGGACATCACCGCTTCAATGTGGACGGGGGGAGTCATATCGAGACAGCCGGGGACAGCAATCAAGTCACGGCAGGGCATTCTCAGTCAGTTGTTGGGGGAAACTCTAAGACGGCCACAGCCGGAAACGCCTATCATGGTGTAAAGGGCGACCATAACGTAAACGTGACTGGAAAAATGGATATGAAGGTCAAGGGTAGTATCCAAATGCAGGGACAGAGTTCTTTCAATCTAAAGGGCAATGTCCAGATTAACAATGTGAAACAGGTGGGTGATTAAAAATGATTGGGGCTCTTCTTCAACGATTCCCTCTTTGGGTTCGATATATTTTGTTTCCGATTTTTCTCGCTATATTTGGGAATTGCGTGGGTGCTGGATGGAGGCCCTTGGGCGTGGCTTAAAGACCAGAAGTTTCGGCGGGACGTAAGGCGACGGGCTCGGGGGTAAATATCCGAAAAGGAGTATGGTTTCCCGATGGCCGACCCATTCAAAAACAACACTGGCGTAGTCAAAAATAAGCCGATGGGGAGCACCCTTGGCATGGCTGGTCATGTGGCTAAGAGTGTGGGGTCGGGGATTGTTAGTAGTGCGCTATCGGCGCATCCGATGGGACGGTTGGTGAAGTCTGTTTATAAAACGGCAGTTTCGGCTGCTCAAGACTACCGAAAGAAAACAGGAGGACTCTAATGATTTTCGTAATCGGCGTTTTGGTCGGCGGGCTTATCGTCCACGGTTCTTATCGTGTGGCCAATCGTAAGAAGAAGTAAAATTGCCACGTGCAGAAAAGTTTACTGCTGCCTCTAAGCAGCTTGTTTACTACAGTGACATAAATTGGCAGTTTCAGACAAATCCGACATCGGGGAATCTTGATGTCGAGAAAAACGCCGCCGCTGTACGGCAGTCTTTGCGCCTTCTTATGCTGACGAATTTGGGAGAGGCGCCTTATCAGCCTCTCAAGGGGTCGAAGGTCCAGAATGGTCTTTTCGACCCCGTTGATCAAATGACGGCTGACATTCTACAGTCTTCAATCGAACAAGCTTTTATATACGAGCCTCGGGCTAGAAATATTCAAGTCCAAGTAACTGCCCAAGAAGGGGACCAATTTGGTAGTGACGGGGATGATACTCCCGGATATTTTGTGGCAATCGCTTTTGAAATTGTAAATCTTGGCCCCCAAATTTTCACTCTAAACACAATTTTGAAAAGGGTCCGATGAAAGTTTTTCTTCTGTCTATTATTGTTGTTTGGACTTTTAATGGCGAGCGTCACGCCGGATCTCAAGAGTTCTCGACACAGTTTCCAACTGTAGAGGAATGCACCAAAGAACTTGAGACCCTACAAAAAGGGCTCCCCGAGAACTTTAAGAAACAGGGAGCCCTTGATGTCGAGGATTTTGGCAAGTGCGAGATGTGGGGTAAGCCGGTTAAAGAATAAAGGCCCACGTCGCCCCCCAAATCATATCCTTGTCTTGTTCAAGAATATCCTCGGGGTTGGTTGCTTCTAGTGCCCGCCTACAGGCTGCAACTACATCACTTGCATAAGCGAATTCATCGGCCACATCTTCTCCGTCAATCCTGAGACCAGCCACTGTGGCATCGTCCAGAGCCTGAGACAACACAATTTCGGTTGTCTTGCGAAAATGATAAAACAGTTGGGAAGCAGTCGAGTGTTCTTTCTTCATCAGCCCGGTGACGTAGTAATCCGGATTGAGGATTTTCGATGTTTTGATATCGGCCACGATTTTCACAGGTTTCTCCAATCCTCGGTTTTACCGTCCGTCCAGAATTCTAGCTCGGCGGTTTTGATGATTTCTTCCAAGATGGACTTTTTGCAGTAAGCCTTCTTGAGAAGATCCTTGGCGTGCGTCATTAGCTCTTTCTTTGACATTAAGTCTGTGTTAGGTCGAAGAAGAGCATCGGGATAGAGTTGCCTGTCAAGAGATAGAAGAATCGGAATCCAGTTTGCCCGATTTTTTTCTGCCAGAAGCTTTTTTCGTTGTTCGCTTATCATCTTTTGGCTTTGCTGCTTTTGTTGTTTCGGACATCACCCAAGACCTTAGTCTCATGTCCAAGGGTAGAGTGTGAAGCACGGCGGTATTCCTTTCGCCGTGAATATAGTTCAAGAACTAGTGACTGTCAAGTCATCTAATCGCAGGACCACTCTCAAAATTTTGTCCCTCTCGGGTCCGTCTGGAGTCCAGTCGGCCTTAGTGTTTAAGGCTTCTTTGAGGGCGTCGAGGATGGCGTTGTGGTCGTATAGATTAACCAGTCTTACAACTTCCGCCTTAAGCTCTACTTTCACTTCCTCTTCCCCCTCTTGCCACGTGTCCCACCACCAATAAGGTTGTCGCCAGAACATTTTGTTGGCTCCCCCTTGACATCTCTTGGGATAACAACAACTATCTTGATGGTCAAGTAGGAGATTGGATGAATGGAACACCTTGAAGCCGCCTATCCCTATGTTCCGCTCCGCAACAAGAGCAACGTGCACCAAGAGAAGCCCGGCCCTCGCTATGGCACGGGTCTCACCTACCTGGACAAACGCCCGGCGTGGTGGCTCCCGGAGATGGAGGACATGAGTCCCCGAGAGAGATTCCTTCTTGCCCGGCGCTTCGCTCATCGGGGCTACCATAGCCGAAAGGTTGGCAGGACACCCGAAAGCGCCTGACAAATGAGTAAATATCTCCGTCGCAAAGAACGGCGGAGATATCCTACTTGTGGTTGTCCTTAGATGAAATAAAAAAAGTACATCAGCTAAAGTCCCTGGGAAGTTCTACTATCTTCTATCACCAGGGCTATGCTGACGAATATTTGGTGATTTCTGCCTATAAAAAAGATATTGAAGATAAGGATATAACAACTTCTTACTATTTCTGTGATGAAAAAACCGCTACCATTATGACTAGCACTCTAGTCAATGCGGCGGTTTGGGCTACAGCCATGGCCGAATGGGAACCCGATATGGAGGTTGGTATTCTTAAGACTACCAGCCTTCTGGAGTACATTCGACGGGCTTGAAATGGCCTCTAAGGTCTGCTATGTAGACCCTTGTCTCGGGGCTACAGGGGCGATATGGCAAAGACTTAACCCCTGAGCTGTGATGGGCTGCGGCCCCGAGACACTTCAAAAGCGAGGGAACATGGCTTGGCGTCCAGCCGACGAAATGCTTCTATTTTTTCGGTTGGACAAGATATTTCGGCATAGACACATAGGTCCGAAACATCTGCCGTGTTTGGCTTGCGGGGAATGGTTCTCACTCGGGCACATAAAAGATGACCTACAAGGGATTCAGAATCAGTCGAATCGGAAACGTGTATCTCAAAATCACATCTCTTGATGGGCGAACAACAGTTTCCGGATTTCTATCGGAAGACTTCGCAAAAGAATACATCGACCGAAAGTTTTTATGGAGGGAATCAAAATGTACAGAAACCACCTCCTAAAGCTTGCCGACCTTCTTGACCATATCAAGGTTGAAGAGTTCAATATCCATCGATGGCAAGATTCATGCGGCACCGTTGCATGTGCCATCGGACATGCGGCCAAAGACCCATACTTCCAAGAGTTGGGCCTTACCCTCATGAAGCCCGAGACCATGCCAACCGGATGCTATTCTGAAGGTGTCCGACCTCATTTTGAGGGCGAATATGGTTTCGTTGCGGCAGCCAAACTTTTCGGTATCTCCTATGATGATGCCGAGAGGCTTTTCAGTTTCGTGGGCTATGCGTGGATTGGTGGCACCAAGAAAGTGCACCCATCCGATGTTGCGCAGCGCATTCGACTTTTCGTGTATGACTGAATGCGAAAGGAGAAAGTGTGATCAAAGATAACATGGACTTCTTTGCTGAGCCCACCTTGCGCAAAGCCGTGGTGGACATGCGTACCTACGGCATCGACGACACAACCATCGCCATGATTATTCAGGACATTCGCCACGCCTCTGTAACCTATGAGCGGGCTCGGATGGAACGTGTTCATCGGGAAAATGCTCTCGGCACCCTAACAGTACGAGAAATCAAAGACGCCCTTGAAGATATTAGGGTGAAGTAATCGGGCTCCCGTAGCTCAATGGAGGAGCGCCGACCTTCTAAGTCGGGGGTTACAGGTTCGAATCCTGTCGGGAGCGCCATCAACCAAACGGGAAAAGCTTGGCCCGTTGTTCCTTGCTAACCTTTTCTCGGATTTTTTCTAGGGCTTTTTCTCTTTCTTCCGAGGTGAAGTGGTCTCCGGCCGGGTTCCAAGTAGACGGCCACTCCCAAATTCTTTCTTTCTTTTCTTCTTCGGGCTTCATCATCATAAGTGCCCTAGTATCATCCCACGTATCATTGTGACCATCGGCATGCATCATGAACGGGGCAAGTTCATCGGAAAGCGACTCGCCCTTGTCCTTTAGCTCGGCTAAGGTGTTGATTACGTGCTTGAATGAGTCAGTCTCGAATAGCCAAGCGGCCAGCACCAGTCCCATCACAAGGTCGTCATGATGACCTTTCTCGGCTTCATACACATTCATGTAGGTGCCATCAGCTTTTTGCCGGCGAGCAAAGGTGTTAAGTTCCGTGACAGTCTGAGAATCCACCAACTTGAATTTGTCTTGTTCGATTAGGTGCTTGAGCAAGTTGCATCCGGCCGTCTTGGTAGAGACGGTCGTCTTGATTCCGGCTTCGGCCCCATCAATGGCCCCAAGAGCCACATCCCATCCAGCCCTGGCCCGCCCGCCCTTCTTTTGGCCCGGCTTTGTGAAGATTAGGTGCTCATACTCAAGGTCTTCCCAAAGAGTATTTGTTACCATGCCCCCGGCGTTATTGTTTTCGACCAAGATATCAGCCAGATTGAAATGCCGCCCGAGCTTGGCAAGCACGGTGGCATACTCATAGGGGGTGATGCCGTTGTCGTGATAAGTGGCCACTTGCCGATAAGGCAAGGATGTGATGTCGATAACCTGGGCGGCGGAGTAGTCAAGTCCCTTACCTTCGGACACGTCGGCAATGATGACGTACTTGTTCTTGGGGATTACTGCTTCATATTGCTTGACGCCAGCGGTGAATACAGAGGGCACCCGCACATCTTCGGCAAGTTCCTTGAGCTTCCATCCAGAGATAAGAGTTCCGGACGAACCAATAAACTCGCCTTCCTGTTCCTGAGCAAATTTGTCTTCGTCGAATCCAAGACCGGCGAGGGCCTTCCGCCGCCATTTCTCATCTCGACCGGGTACCAACTTCCAAGTGATGAGGTGTCCGTGGAAATCGTTGTAACTATCTCGGTCCCGACGATACTTGATGCAATCGCCTCTATCGGAGTTTTGCCAGAATTGATAGAAGTGATTCATACCAAGAGGCGTGGAAATCATTGCAATTTTCGCCTCAGGATTCGAAGTAAGAGTTCCGTAGGTCGATGGCCAGAACATGGCCCAGTTTTCGATTTTGGCCGCCTCATCCACCATGAGAAAATCCACAGTGAACCCGGAGATACTATCTGGAGAAGTAGCAGCGCCAAATACAAGTGAATCATTTTCGAGGTCGATCCTTCCCTTATCCCATTTTACAACTCCCTGCTGGAGCCATAAAGGAATGTCCTTGTACGCATACTTGATGCGGCCAATCATTTCGAAGGCCACCATTTCCTTGTTCGCCACAATGGCGCAGGTTTTGGTAGAGTGGAAAAGGATGTACCAGAGGATGAATCCTACTGTGGTGGTAGACTTTCCGGCCTGACGAGCCGTTACTACAATAGTGCTAGTGTGACTCTGATAGTCTCTGACAATATCTTTTTGCCAAGGGTAAAGATTGATTTTTGTTCTTTTGCCCTTAGACTTAACATACATGTAGTTTTCGATGAAATAGATGGGGTCGTCATAACATCTATTCCATTCAATACATTGTTCGGGGGTCCATTGCTGGGGAATGCCAGCTGGGCGAAGATTAGGATTTCCTTGATAACCTTTAGAGATGCCCATTTCAGAGGGGGCTCATCATTTTTTCTTTGGGGGTTGCATCGCCTTCACGGCGTCTTTGTGAGCCTGTTTGAAAATATTGATCAACCAATGTCCAATATTACCGATGGGGTTTGTACTTGCCGAGCGATAGGTGCCCTTAAAAAATCCTGGACCGCTTTTTGCGCTTTTGTTCGCAACTGGTTTCACATTTGCGAATTTCGGAAGTTTGGAGATGCTCCGGAAGGGATGCCAGGATTCGTTTTTCTTTTTGAGACCCATTTCATCAAAAATCTTGTCATAATCGGTATCAAGGGGTCTATTGACAGTTTTTGATTGCTTCTCTTTACCCTTTTCCATTGGTTTGTTTAGTTTGCGCCTTACATTCGGGGAGTTTGCGAATTTTTCTATTTCATCGTCCGAATAGTCTTTCCAGTAATCGGCGGCCTGGAGTTTCTTGTGGTAAACGGTTTGGGGGGATTGCGAGTGCTTAAACGCTTCCCGAGATGCCTTGCGATTAGCCTTTACTTCCGGGTCAAGGGGCTTGCGGCCCCGCTTCTTTTTGGCTGGGGCAGCTGGAGCTTGAGCGGGCTCTTGTGCCCTTGAAGGCACTTTAGGGCGGTTAATGTAGGCTTGAGTGCGCATTATTAACTTTTGGAAGAATCCTTCGTCATACCGACTGCTTTCCTTAACCCACCAAGGTTTGTCCCCTTGTCGCCTTTTCAATTCGGATTGGGCTCTTTCGTGCTCCTTATCAAAATACTTGGCGACTTCCGGGTCCGTTCGCCGATGAGAGGTGTCGGCCGATGCTTTTGCCTTCCGAGCAATGTCATGAAGTTGCTCTTTGGATTTGGTCATCATTGGGTAAGCCGAATCCTCAGCCATCCCTACTGCATTTCCAGCCCCCACAGCCGGTCCGCCGCTTGAGTCGGGGATAGACCCCGGCGCTCCCCGAACGGCCTTGTGGACGATTTTTACCGACTTACGCAGCGCCTCATGAAAAACCTGTTTTTCCTCATTCGTGAGCTTTTTGGGTTCGAACACTTTTCCTCGGCGCTGTAAGAAGTTATGAAAAGCCTCGATTGGCTTCTTTGACATGGCTTTTGGGGGCATGTACCCATGATGCTTAGCAGTGTCCTTAAGCCCCTTGACATCATCGGGCTTTAGACCTTTGAAAACTGTAGTTTCTCCCCCGTGAACGGAAAGGAGAGCTTTAGCTAAGCTGGGGTCAATTTTAACTCGGTGATGACCCATCTTTTTTCTTCTTTTCCTCGGCCTCTTCCCTAAGCCTCAGAAGTTCGGCCGGAGTAACGAACAAGTTGTTGTTTATAACTTGGGTGTTGTCTTTAAGTTCTTTGGTCTTATTTATTTCAACATCAACCTTTTTGGTATCCATCAAAGTTTTGGCATTTTCGGCCATGGTTTTAATGGCTTGGACAAGAACCTCAGTTGCCCTCGGGTTGTTCTCTGATGCAGCCACGCCATCTCCGGCCGCTTTTACAGCGCCTTCGGCATACTTTACCGCTCGACGGATAGCTTGCCGGGCAAACTCGGCATCATCTTCAATTTCCGGGACATGCACAACCAATTCAGTAGTTGGTTCGGGCGTCGGATTGATGATTTCTTTTAGAGCTTCAACTGCCTTATCATTATCGTCATCTTCCCAGTCTCCATCTTCTATCACGTCACAGTTCCTTCTAAGTCCCCCGTCAAAGCATCAAGAGTCGTGCTGTCAGGCAATCCTCCCCGTAAAGTATAAAGGAAGTCTTGAAGAATTTGGGTCTGACTTGGCCCCGAGAACATCGGAGGATTGTAGTGGGCATGCGGTTCTCCGGCATTTATCGTCGGGTCTTCGACGATGAAAACGTATCCAAAGTTGTCGTCGAAATTGATCAGATGAGGGTCAATAGAGATGCTGACGTTGCTTGTGGGATTACCGTTGGCATCAAGTCCCGGCTGAGTAGTGAAGATGATTCGCATGTCATTTTCAGTGACAAGACTGGTGTTGCCCCCATAGGGGATGTAGTTGAAGTTCACAAACTTGATTGTCGGTCTATCGACGGTCGGACCAAAGAGGTATGCTTGCATCGTGAAGGTGAAAGTCCAAATTTTGACTTGGCGGTCGATGGGCGGACCTTCGAAGCGGTCTTCCATGTTTACGCCGTTCAAGATGATAGGAATGTCTCGGATGCCGGCTTCATTAAGCTCCGGAACAAGAGTCATCTGTAGGGTAAGGTCGGGAGTGAAGAAGGGAAGAATCTGCTCGACAATCTTTTGCCCATCTTCCTCAAACTTTACATAAGCATAAAGCTGAAAAGCGATATTGTAAGGGACAGGATTGAGAGTTGTGAGCACGCCCCCGGTGTTGGAGCGGCCCCCGATGATAGTGTTGGTTTTGTTAAGCTTGCGCTCCGAATCATATCCGACAATGTTGTACTCAAAAGACATCATCGGCAAGTCGATAGCCGATGGTTTTTGGATGCTCGGATCTTGCTGAATCTGAATCAGCATCTTGTCTTTGGAGCCGTAGGTAAGCGGCACCTTGAAGTACGCAAGCTCGGCCCCCGCCCGAGATCTGCGCTGAATCCAAACGTTGCTGAAAAGGGCACCAAAAGCGATGTTGTACGTCTTGATGAGACCATGGCCGAAATAAGGGAACCCTAGCATTTATTCTTCCTTTGAAGCTTTATTATAAGCTTCCCTTGCTTCTTCTGGAGTTGCAAATGTTCCTAAGAAAATGTACTTTCCTTTTTTGCTTATAGAACTTGAATATCTTTGGCGTGGATTCCCGCTAGCACATCTACCAAGGTAAACTCCTACTCCATACTTAGATTGGTTGCTTAGATTTCTTTGATTTTGTCTTCTTGTTACTAACCTAAGATTCTCAATTCTATCGTCTTGTCGATTCCGGTTTATATGGTCTATAACAAGACCATCAGGTATATCGCCGTGGTGATATACCCATACTAGTCTGGAGCGCCGATAAATCTTTTTGTTGATTCCAACAACCCAATAATCTTTTTCCCCTTTTGGGGCATGACCGGCTACGCTCCCTGCCGGTCTTCGTCTCATATTAATGCGCCAATAAAGAACACCTTTTTGATAGTAAAGGTGTTCGTGTAGGATGTCTTTTGTCGGTAGGAGTGCCATTAAGTATATTTAGACTTACTTGCGTTTCGACACGACTATTCTCCTTGACAAGGCAACTAGGATCGCCTAGCTCCCGTCTGTAAATATCTTGAGAGAGACACGATGAGGACATCTTAATGGCTACCGCAGCAAGTTTGGCAGCAACCGCCGCTCTTAGTACTGAAGTGCTGGCGCTCTTTAAGAAGTACCCAAACGCCTTGCTGCAACCTAACGATGTTGCTCGGTTCTTTCCCGACAACAGCTTGCGAGAGGTTCAACAGTGCATCTCCTATCTTCTGCAAGCCAAGAGTATCCTTCAAGCTAAACCCAACTTCTACCAGTACGCTGGACCCCGATAACCATGCTTCCTCATGAGAGAAATGATCTTCACAATCTGGTTAAAACAGCCGGGATTGATGAAGTCTTGGAAATTCTTGCCCAGATTTGCCGAGAGGAAGCCACGGCGGCTCGGCTGAGAGTTGCGATGCCCACGATGACTCCGGAGTCAGTTAAGGCATCCTTTGAAGACCCCGAGTACATCGGTTGGCATCGGGCCATGAAACGTCTAGCCGTCCTTGCCAAGGACTTGCGGTATACTTATCTGCGGTATGTGAAGGGCGGCCCGGCCACAAAAGAATCCAGCGGAGTGCCGGCCAAGGGCGACTTACATAGGAACATAAGACTATGAAAAACGATGATGACTTCTTTGCTGAAGCCGACGAACTTCTCCAACGGCTGGAGTGGATTAATGATGTTACATCCAAACACAGCACCCTTCACGTTTCTCCGGAAGATTATGTGGATAATTTGAACAATAACAAACGTTATAAAGTTTACCAGTCTTCTCTATCGCAGTTTCGAAATCTCCTTGCAATACGCTTGGCCCGAAGTTATGAAAAGGGACAGAAAAATATACAATCCAAAATAAAAGAGGCTTTAGATATTCATGACCGAGGACGTTGAAGTAGTTGTTATGCTTCCAAAATCAAAACTTGACTTTTTTAAGCTGACTCTCCCGCTTATGGAAGCGGCCATCGCAGGAATTAAGGAATGCAAGGACTTCCCTCACCTACGAGGCTTAAGGGAAGACTTGCTAAGGAAGAAACCTAATCAGGCAGCCCCCGAGGAGTGAAGACATGTCTGCCGAAGAAGTGACCATCTCTAAGCGAGAATATGAGACCCTAAAACTTGCCCAGCGCAAATTAGAGGCGTTGCGAGCGGCGGGGGTTGACAACTGGGAAGGATACAGCGAAGCTATCCGCCTAGTGCACCAAGAGGAAGATGACGGGGCGTGAGAGCCGCAGATGAAAAGCATCTGGGTTATCAAAGAGTACTGTCCGATAAGACGGGGCTATCTAGTAGTGAAATGCTTTCCAGGGCGAGACGAAAGAAAAGTCTCGCCTTGGATAAAAGAAAACTATGGCTCCAATCCTCAAGGGATTGATATTGAACATTTGGTATTGAGGAAGAAATGAAAATTAAAGGTTCGGAGTTAATCCGGTTTCTTGATGATGAAACCGGAGGTTGGCCCCAATTTCCCACGCCCCGTTGTTGGTATTGGGATCATGAAGAGTTTGACGAAAGTCCCGACCCTGATATCATCTATGATACCGAAGCCCTTGGGCCAATACTTTGGCAGGGCGATGACGGTGTTCCCGCCCGAGAGATGGGAGTTCCTGAGGATATAGATGTTGCCGTCCTGATTCGGCGCTGGCGAAAACAACAAAAGATGATAGTTATAGAAGTTGAGGTTGAAAAAGAAAACCTCAGTTACGTGCGCAAGGTTATTAAAGACCTTGGTTTAGGTAAAGTGTTGACTAAATTTCCAAAAGAGGGAAAGCTATGAACGTTTATTTCACTGCTGCTACGGTATTTCTTGGTACTATCACTTTAGGTGTACTTCTCGGGGCTCTGATGGCGTTCCCGACCATGTGGTTGTGGAATTTTGTCCTTCCCAATCTCTTCGTCAACCCGGTAGTAAAAGAGCTTGACTTCTGGAGTGCTTGGGGATTGCTGGTGCTCTGTGGTCTTCTCTTCAAAAGCAGTGTGAGTAGTAGTAATAAGTGAGCAAGCTGAAAGAAAAAACCGAGGAGATGGCTGTAGGACAATCGGGCAAACCCGGTAGTCTTAAGTGGTGTAAGGAGCTTGTTGAGCAGCAAATCCTTCCTTTGGTTAGCCGGCCCATTACCTTGATCAAGCTAATCCGCTCGACGTGGTGGGATGCTTTTGGGGAAGGCCGGTTGTATGAAATGAAGCATCGGACCGATGAAATCGTTGCTTATATCGAGCGACGAATGAGAGAACGGCGGGAGTGGGCTGCATCAGAAGACGGACGTAAAATACTTGGACCGGGAAGCCCAACTATTCCCGGTCTTGAGGAGTACGACCGCATTCTGCGTTTTGTGCGTGATTACGACGAGAGGGAATGGAATCGCTAAATTGCGTCGGCGGGCTAGGACTCTCAGACTGCCTAGACGTAGGGTGGACGCAAAAAGGGCCGGGGAAATCCTCCCGGCCCTTATCCTTTTGCAAGCTTTGCGCTTACTTCATGGCATTATGAGCTGCCAAAGTTGCCCGATGGACCTTAACCATCATTTCAAGGCTCACTTTGCCCTCAAGAACATCCCGAACTTGCTTCTCAGTGACCTTTGGGCCGTCTACCGGAATTAAGCCGTTTGCCTGTAGGATAGTGTTAATCGTGTCAATTAGCTGACCAATCGTGGTTAGCTCGGCTCGGAAGCCCATGACGCCACCCCACAGCCAAGCAAGCCATGACGGCGTTGGAAGGCCCCAGCCCACGATTAGGGCAATGACAGGGGGAAGCCACGGCGATGCTGCCGCATTCTGAATTAAAGCTAGGATTTGTAGCAAAAATTGCGTAAGAACGTCCATGGTTGAATCCCTTGTAAAGTTGAGTACTCGACCATATTTATGGCTGGAAAAAGGAGACACCTACGATGAAGACAACCTTCATTGCCACTCTAGCTCTAGTTGTGGCCTCGATTTTGAGTCCTGCTTTAGCCGGCCACGGCGGCCATGGTGGCGGGCACGGTGGCGGCCACGGCGGGCATGGGGGCTTTCGTGGGGGCGGGGGCGGTCACTGGCATGGCGGCGGTGGTGGACAACACTGGCGGGGCGGAGGCGGGGGACATTGGCATGGTGGTGGTCATTACTTCCGGGGCGGACGCTATATCGAGCCCTATCGAGGGGGTTGGGGCGGGACTATCCTTCCGGCTCCGGATTGGCAGCAACCGACAATAATTCCGCCTCCGGTGGTTGTTGAGGAACAGCCGCCGCCAGTGGTTGTGCCTCCTACGATTGTCCAGCCCCCGGCCGTGGTTGTTCCGCCTCAGATTGCCCCGGCTCCTGTGATCATACCATGGAAGCTTGTTGTGGAGGACTATCGCCGGATTGGCTATCGAGTTCAAACTTTTACCAACAGTTTTGGCCACACCTGGACAGTCTGGGTTTCCAACTCCACCGGCAACACTCTACTCTTTCCCGAGGCGAGAGGTTATCGGGGCGACCCGGTTGGCTATAACTGCCTAGCCTCGCCAGTGGCGAATCACTGGAGTCAGTGTACTCGCTATAACATGCAGACGGGCGCTCAAGATTCCCCTTTCCTGGCTGTCGTGGTGGATATCTATGCCGATGGGAGAGTTGACGACCATCATTGATGGGGCTTGACTTAGCCTCTAGCTTCACTTAAATAGGCCCAAGAGGCAGCGGCGTTGAAGCAGTGCACTGTGGAGCCGTGTGGGTAAGGAAAGCCAGTCAATACTCACCACAAAATGACTGGGGTTTGCTGTGGTGGCGGACCAAACGGAGGATGGGAAAAGGTTGACAGCGAAAGCTTCGCCTAAGATACCCCACCGGCCCATGGCCTCGATTTACTACTACCTCCCGAGCGGCGGCAGGAGTTCCCGGCAAACTGGGCCGCTCGGTTTCTCTCTCATATGGAGGGTTGCGGTAATGGCACTCAAAGCAATCGAAGCCAAAGTCGAATGTGACGGATGCGGCTTCATCTATCATCATGACCTAGATCCGGCCGCCAGCATCAAACAGGACAACCATGACTTGGTAACGCATGTCGATCTGATGAAATACGTCGAGATGCACCTAGATGTTATCGGGGACCATCACCTGTGTGAAGCGTGCATGGATAAAGTCATTACCAAGTTTCCCGACAACGATAATCCGACTTATGATCAAGTCCACAAGGTCGTAGCGCACACAATCTAAAGGAGACACCAATGAATCGGCGGAACTTCTTTGCTTTTGGTTTCGGGGGCGCTCTAGCTCTTGCCTTGCCGAAGTTTTCTGAGCATAATCTAGGATGGCTTCGGTATGCAGAAAATGTGTGGCTGAAAGTTCCTGAAGAAAAGCTTGCAGAGGTTCTTAAAGTTGCAAGAAAAAATCAAAACGGATATGGAGTAGAAGTGCTTAATAATGGCTGGTGTAACGTTTACATTGGGTAAAAAAATGAAGTCCCTTCCTAGGGGAATCGTGCATACCGATTATATAAAAGCCGCAGAGCGATTGCATAAAAAAATGCCCTTGCTATCCTTTCAAGAGTGGGGCATTATCTTAGAAGCAATGGCGTGTGGTCTTGATCCAGCCGATTGCTCGGAAGATAGCTATCGCTTTTCCGAAGCTGCTAATATTGTTTATAATAAATTGATGAAAGAGGAGACTAAGTAATAACCCAATATGGGGGCGTAGCTCAACTGGGAGAGCACCTGCCTTGCAAGCAGGGGGTTGTGGGTTCGAAGCCCACCGCATTCCACCAAATTCGAATGCCCCGTTGTCCCGTGGGGATGCGTTCGAACAAGTCATCGGCTGTTTCGACCTAGGCATGTCTCAGTGGTGGCTGCGAACGGGAGACTTTTTTGCGGGGTAGAGCAGTCAGGTCAGCTCGTCACGCTCATAACGTGAAGGTCGAGGGTTCGAATCCCCCCCCCGCTACCAACTTCGCTATGGAGAAACGCATGAACCTTCTCAGAGAGATCCAGAAGCAAATCGACGCCAAGAAAATGCTTTCCCATCCTTTCTATCGGGATTGGACAGAAGGAAAGCTTTCGATGGCGCAACTGCAAAACTACGCTGTGCAGTACAAGCCGTTTGTGGACGCCTTTCCCCGGTTTGTGAGCGGCGTCCATAGCAACTGCGTCGATAGAGACGACCGGCGCTCTTTGCTTCAAAACCTCATGGATGAAGAAGGCTTGGGGGACTCGCCTCCGCACCCCATCCTTTGGCAGAACTTTATCGATGGGATTGAAGCTGATAGAAAGAAGAAGGTGACTCCTGAAGCCTTGTACTTCCGAGACACCTTTCTTGACTTGTGCTGCAATCGGTCATATGAGGCAGGCGTTAGTGCTTTGTACGCCTACGAGTCTCAGATGCCGGATGTGTCCAGGGAAAAGATTGAGGGCATAAAGAAGAATTGGCCGGGAATTCCGGTCCATGCCCTAGACTTTTTCGTTGTGCATGAGAAAGCTGACGTATCCCATGCTT